CCGGGTTTGTACCCCGGGGCAATCTTCTTAATACAATGCGTACACGTTCATCCTCGTATGTTCAAACGGGTCCACTGGTATATACCAGAACCCCGTTCTTTAACACTCCTACAGCTATCCAGACGCAAGCCTGGAATGCCGAAGATGTTGACGTCCCTCTAGGGGAGAGCACGACTATTGTCGACAGTCCAGAAATGGCTGGCGCCGAGAAATCATGCTTACACACACATACGAGATCGGTCCTTTGGGTTTTACCGGAGCAGGTGACTGAATATCCGTATTGGTGGAGTTCTAACTACCACCAGCGGTCGTTCCGTCTGTACCTGAACCCGTTTACCGCCAGACCGGTCGGTCTACCAACATTTGATACACACGTATCAGAGGTAGATCAGTTGAAGCAAAAGGCTTATCACCAAATGCTACCAACTGTGAACGAGGGGCTTTCGCTGATCAATTTCCTTTTTGAATTAAAGGATTTTAAGCGAATGTTCCACCTATGGGATGGCCGGCTAGTGCGAGCCGGGTTCGGACGTAAAGTGCTTCAAGACCTTTCCAAACTCCTGAAACCAGGATATGGGAAGTACTCTAGAGCACACACACTGAAGAACCTGTCAAACGCTTGGCTTAACCTGAACTTCGGGTGGAGACCCTTCATCGCTGATATAGTCGCGATGTACCGAGCTCTAACTCTGACCAGTGAAAAACTGGCTAAGATTGAGCGAGACGCTGGTAAACTGCTTCGCCGCAACTACTCTAGTCCCTTCTGGGATCACGAGCAGCTGCACGAAACTGCCAATGGCAGCCTCAATGCGAAGCAAGCGTGGGGAACTGGTGCTCCAACAAATCGCTTTTGCCAAATCAGGCACGAGCGGTATGCGGTGTACCAGCCACGTTACCATGCTACGATGGTGTATACATACACCATTCCGAAGATGTCCGAACTTCGGAGACGAGTGAACTCGTATCTAGATGCATTCGGGGTCAAGCTTGACCCCGTAATTCTCTGGAATGCGATCCCATTCTCGTTCATAATGGATTGGTTCTTTGACGTTGGTACCTTACTTAGGAACTTCACGCCAAATGACCTCGGTATTAAGACAACCGTCCTGGACTTCTCCCACAGTATTAAGTGGGAGGTCCAGACTCAAGTCAGCACACGGATGCAGCATAATTCGGGCCATTGGCTCGAGTGGCAAACTCCGTTTGTTCGTGTTGACAAGTACTACGAGCGGCGTAAGACGATTCCATCGCCTACGCTGCTTCCGTCGGTCCAGGGTTTGAACAAGATGCAGGCTTCCCTCGCGGGGGCCCTCATCCAGTCTCATCTCTCTGGAAAACTGAAAGCAAAGTACTACGGTCGGATCTCACACAGGTGAGGCTGATCGTGGTTAACAACCAACCATAACGTCC